TTACGCTGCTCTCGTGCGAGACGCTTGCTGACGACCGCATCCAGTTCTTCCTGGCTGAAGGTCTTGGGCGCAACGTCTTCCGGCGTTTGGACTTCGGCAACAGGAGGGGCCGTGACCTCCAGTTCCGGCGCGGCTTCAACCCCCGCTGGGCTTTGTTCTTCTGACATGTTGGCTCTCTGAACCCCCGGTGTTACCCCGCCGGTAGGGTCGTGTGTCGTCAAGGTAACTGCGTCGCGGTTTTTTGGCAACTACCAGAGTTGCCACCAGCGTCTGTTCTGGCTTTCGGCGATGGCGACCACCGCGTCCTTGCGGGCAGAGCAGACACGCAGGTCGGCGTCGCTCTGGATGATCGCGCTGCCGAGGTCTCCGACCGTCTGCGCGCCGGACACGTCGACCGTCGTGACGCAGGGGGCCTTGAGACTATCGGGGATCGTCACCCTCGCTGCGCTGGCGGCGCACCCGCTCAAGGTCACGGCCAAAGTTGTCAGGCAGGCGCAGGCCAGCGCCGTTAAGCTTCTTGACTTCATCTTGCTTCTCCACTTGTTCCTGGCGGATGGTGGCAGTCTCGGTCACGACGGCGTCCAGTGCCTCGCCGGTCGCTGCGGCGACAGTGGCCTGCGCGCGCATTTCCTTGACGCGGGCGCGGTCGGCACACCACGACAGGGTCAGCACGGCGAACATCAGCGCGATGAGTAGCGCACCGATGTAGACGATGCGGCGGATTTCCTGCGGGATCATGTCGCGGCTCCGTATAGTGCGGCCTCGGCGGCGCGGCGGCGGGCCAGACCCTTCATGACCTTGCCATCGTTCTTGTCCCAGCGCGCGAACTGAGCCTTCGCGCCTGCGTAGTCGCCCGCCTTGTGCAGCCGCAGCAGCGTGCTGTCGTTGAGCGCCGACAGGCCGACATTGTAGGCGAACGACACGAGCGCGTCGAACTGGCTCTGCGTCGTCACCGGGGCCAGCAGGGCTACGCCCTTCTCGAACCGCCCGAGATCCGCAAGGAAGCGCGCGTCGGCCTGCGCTTGCGTCCAGACGACGCCCTTGGCGATGCCCGGTCCCGTGCTGCCCCAGCCAATCGTCCACGGGTGCCCGTCGCGCGACCCAGGGTCGGGGTAAGCCGTCAGTTTGCAGTTCTCGAACGAGTGGATCAGGTCGACCCCCGCCTTGCTGACGCGCTTGCTCGGCGCGGGCGACGCGGGCGGCGCTAGGGCGGCGTTGATCGCGTCAACGTCCGCATGCGTCAGGGGCGCACCCTTGATGATGCGCACCGCGTCGAACAGCGCCTTGCTCATGGTCGGGTCTTGCCCTTAAGCCGACGTGTAGCCTTGGCCGTTGACCCGAACGCCAGTGCTTACGGCAGACAGGTTGACGTTCAGGGCAGTAGCTGCGGTTGCGGTCAGTTCGGTGGGAAACTCGATCGACACCGGGACGTTGATGGGCAGCGTCAAGCGCCACCGCTCGGTCGCGCCGTCGAGGATGATGAGGTCCACAGCCGCCGCGCCGGTGTTGATAGCCTGGATCGCGGTCAGGTGCCGTTTGAGGCCAGCCGCCGCCGCGACGATCAGCGCCGTCGCCGTGGTAGTCGTCAGCGAGACGGACCCGTTCCAGCCCGCCTCTGCGACTGAGTAGGGCTTTACGATCGCCGCCGCGCCGCGCGACATCGTCAGGCGAGCCGCGTCGCCAGCCACTAGGGTGGTTGGGGCGCTCGTATCGCGGACAACGCCGCCGACAGTGAGCGGGTTTGTGCCCGCCGCCGCGTCCTCTGCTGCGCCGCCGCCAGTCAGGGTCGTGACAGTCGAAACCGTTGTTACCGTGCCTGATTGAATAGTGGCCGGAATGGGGTTTGTCGCGCCTTGGGCGCGGAACCCTTGAATGTAGACCGGGTTGTTCGGGAAGCTTTCGACCGCGATATGGCCGAGCGTCAGGGTCGTGGTCGACGCGGGGGCCACGGTTCCGTTGAACGACCAGATGAAAACAAACAGTTCAGTGGTCTGGTCCGGGATGTTCTCATAGCGGCTGGCGCGCGTGGTAAACGTCGGCGTGGTGCTCGTCGCCCGCAAGGCGTCCGAGAAAAACACGTCCCGCCCGGTCAGTTCGTTGGCGATCAGGACGCCCGGCGAGGCGGTCGTGTTGATGGTAGCTGTGGTGTCGCCCGTGGCCCAACCATTCCGCTGCGCGTCCACGGCGACGTTGGTAGCCGTGGTGCCCGTGAACAGGTCGCGGACGTAGTTGCGGCCAAACAGGCACAGCGTCCCGGTGCCGCTCGCGGGCCACCCCGAGACGGTAAACCGGATGGTGTTTGTGTCAGGGATCGACGCAATGGCGTAACGACCTGGGACGCCAGCCGCGCCGGTGATGCCGCCGAGCAGAGCGAACTGGCCGACCATCGTGGCGTTAAAGCCGTGCGAGGGCACGGTGATGTCGACGGTGGTCGCGTTGATGATGTTGTAGGCCGCGTTGTCCGAAATCGCGTCGGCCAGCAGAATGGCGAAGTTGTTGTTGGCGATGCGCTGACTGAGCGTGGCGGTGAAGCGCATCCGCATCGAGCCAGAAAACGACTCGGTCGACTTGGCCAGAAACTCAGCGTTTATTGTGGTGCCCGAAAGGATGTTGAGCGACCCGGAACCTTGGTTGTAGGTAACGCCCGTGCCAACGCGCGGAGCGTTAAAGCGGCTGTCCAGCACCGAAGAGCCGACAGCGGAGAACCCCGCCGACCACACAAGCTGCGACCCGGACAAGACCGGCAGCGGCGTGTCCGGCGACACCACCGTGGCTTGCTCGTTGACGTTTCCATACGCGAGCGCGCGGATGGGTGCGTCCGCCGCTTCATGGATCACAAGGGTGGTCATGCTTTCACCTTTCGTAAGGCACGTTGGCGCACCATAGCAGATGTTCTGCGGGGTTTCACTATGCGTTTGGCGGGGGTGTTGGAGGGGTCTGGTTGCGGCGCGGGTCGATCGCCGCGAGGCACCCGCCGGCGACCAGAGACACGATCGTCGCGTCGACACCCGCCAGGGCGAAGCCCATAGCGGCGATGATGGTCGCGTAAGGCAGGAGGGTGGATATGAGCTGGCGAAGATCCTGCGGGGCCATCAGGACAGTCCCAGCGCAGAGGCGACACGGGGCAGCAGCAGGGTCACGACCGCGCCGAAACCGACAGCCGCGCCCATCTGCCACCGCTGCGTCAGCATGATAGCCTCGACCTTGGCCTCCAGCTTTTCAACCCGGTCGGCCAGAGTTTTTACGCGCTCTGCGACCACCGCCACGCTTGGCGCGGTCATTTCCCAGCATCCGATGCAAGAGGTGCGCGCCGGCGATCAGACAGCCAGACGCGAAGACAATCCAGGCCATGACCCACTCCGATGGCCGCGAGGGTAAGGAGCTGAACCACGAAGATCGCGTTGACAGCCACGACATAAGTCCACAGTCCATGCTCGGTCAGGCTTCCCGTTTTCCAAAGGCCGATGGTCACGGCGTGAAGTGTAAGCTGACCGACCAGCGTGCCGACCATGAGCGATTTCCATGCTGCCGGGTTTTGCCGATTTGACCGGAAGATCATCGCGACCAGAAACAGGTCCTAGCAAGGCGCTGACGCCCATCAGGTCCGCATACTTCTCAGGTTTCGACCGATAGGCCAGGAAGCAGATCACGAAAACGGCAACGGTCGCGTAGAGATACCAGATCATGGCTTTACCGGCTTGTCGGGGTCAGTGACCGGAGGCTTATCCGTGCCTCCAGAGAAAGCAACAATGTTCTTGCCGTCGCGCGTGGCCATGTAGGCTTTCTGCGCTCGATCCAGCCTCGCGTGAAGGATCGCGTGATGCTCCTCGACCAGCCTGAGCGCCTTGCGAGTAGCCTTGACGGCCTCCTCCGACTTGGCCAACGCCCGTCCGATAGCGTCAATGTGTTCTTGTGCGGTCATGGCGCAACACTCCTGCAAGCCCGCCAAATGATGATGGCCACACCAGCGGGGCCAAGGGTGATGAGGTGGCCAGGTTCGAGGGTCATTAGACCGTCGCTCCAGTCG